GCCTGACCAGCTACGGAATGCGCTTCGCCCCTGACACGATACCGGGCATGAAACAGGGTAAGTCGAAGTTAATTCAGCGGACGGACACAAACGTGATCTGCCAGGAGTGCCGCAACAGCGCGGCTATGAAGCGAGTTTTGATGGTTTGGGGGAGGGTAGGGGTATGAGTATTAAAAATTTGGTCGAAATGATAAAGCACAACGGACTTTTGTCTTCAATGTCTCAGCTTGAAAAGCTGTATCAGGCTGCAATCGAGAACGAGCAGAAACTTGCCGAACTTGAAGCCCATCTCGCGGCGCTGGCAGCGGAGAATGCGGGGCTGAAGGCTGCTGGAAATAAAATGTTCCTCAGTGCAATTAGCCTGATGGAGGATCCTGAACTGAAGATAGACCACGCTCGCGATATCAAGGACTGGGAGAGAATCAAAACCCCGGCCACCGGCGCTTTCCTGGATGAAGTTCGGGCGCAGAGTGTAGAGATGTTTGCCAAAGAGATGCATGCAGATATCAGCGGCGATGATGCCCGCGAGTTCGCCGCACAGCTTCGCAAAGGAGTGCAGTCATGAGCAGTCTACTCCCATGTCCATTTTGTGGCGGCGTAGCGCATGTAGCCAGTGAGGCAGACCATCCAGAATATGGCTCTGGCGGTCGATTCTATTTCGTTCGCTGCGGTTCGTGTCGCGCTCAATCCGGTAGCAAATATGCCGGTCCCGGCAATGATTGTCCGATTTTTTATTCAGAGGTTAAAGCTGAGTGGAATCAGCGAGCAGAAGGAGCCGCCCAATGAGCAACATCGACAAACGCGCATTACGTGAAATCGCTGAGGCGGCAGTCGGCGCACATGAGCGCCTTAGTGTTATGCCGCCTGATGACATTTTCGATATCTCACTGGCAGAAGGAACTCAGCTTGATGCAGATCTCACTGCCTTGAACGCGCTGAACTCCGCAGCCAACCCAGCCACCGTGCTGGCGCTGCTGGATGAGCTGGAACCAATGGTATTGGCACATTTAAATCTCAACCTTCTCTGTGACGTTTACAGAACTGCGTATGAAGAAGCTCGTCATGATGGGCTAGTTAACTGGGAAGCTGCAGCATCGCTTGCGGAAGAGAACGAAGAACTGAAGAACAAGCTGGGTGCTAAAGACAAATCATGGGCAGCACAGGACGACCATATCAACCAGCAGGCTGACCGAATTGAATCGCTGGAGAAGAAGAATGGCGAGCTGGGAAGAGCGCTTGGTGCCGCAGAGAAGCGGATTGCTGAGCTGGAGGCGTTAGGGCGTGGCGTGAAGCAGTTCTCAGAGTTCCAGATTTGCCATTACGGTGCCACTGAGGACTATGCGAAGGGCTATATCGACTGTCAGAACAATTACAACAAAGTGCTGTTCGCCGCAGCCGGAAAAGGAGAGTGAGATGGCTAACTTGCTCGACTTTCTCGGCATAGATTCCCGGCGCTGCAGCATGACACTTGTTGAGTACAAATATGACCCGAAGGAGCGGGAGCGACTTTCAAAGTATCTCGTCAGGCATTCATCCAGCGTTAGCGGTACAACCTTGGAGCAATACATTACCGTTGAGCGAGACCGTTATGGCGCATTCAAACCCGTTGTCGCATTGGACGATTTTCCCAGCGGACTAAGCGACAGGGAATCAATGTTGAAACTGGCTGACTGGCTGCATCGCCTTGGCGTAGCGATTGAAGATGAATGGAGTAACCCATGAGCACCATTACCAAAGAATTCACCAAAGAGCAGCTAATCGAACATTTGCGCACGAGGATCGAACATCGGAAGGGACTTATAGCCAGCATGCATATCGATCGTGGCTATCGTGATTATCTGAAGCTTGAACTGCGCTCATCGGAAATCGCGCTGGCATCGCTCGAAGCGGAGGCTGCTGGCATTGTTCGTCACATTGAACTCCGTGGGCCTGAACACCCAGCAGGTATTCACGTTTCGCTATATTCCAGGCTTGATGACGGCATTGAGTTATACACCGCCCCTCCAGCGACGGTATCTGTTCCTGAATGGACAAACAAGCAGTGTCTGGAGTTCCTTTCGATCGCTTTCCGGCATGCAGAAATTAAAGGCGACCTTGAGCTGGACGATATCCGCCTGGGCGTGAAGATGGTTAATGGTAGTCGCGCCGCCATGCTGAACCAGGAGAAAGGCAATGGATAATCGCTACGAAATAGCAGAGCAAAACGGAATGAGCCGAGAGTTTGCTGACTGGTTCTTTGATAACAAAAAAGCTGGCTGTGGAAACGTCTGGTTCATGATGATGGCGGCAATGTGGGAGGGATGGCAAGGACGCGCAGCCATGCTTCAGGGTGCCGATGGCAACTCTCCGGTGATTCCGGATGGCTGGCAGCTCGTTCCTAAGCAAATCACATTGGAAATGGAGTGCGCACTATCCCGTGCTGATTCTTACGAAATCGGATGGAGATGGGCTTTGGCAGCAGCACCGCAGCAGGATGCTTAAGGGTCTACTCATCTTTTACATTTCGTGCGCATCTTAACCAAATATTTGAGGGTATAATCCTGTCGTCAAATAAAAAAAGGCGACAGGATTATGGTTAAGGTATTGGTTTATGGTGGTGGCCATAATGGCGTTGTTCGTGAAATTGAGTCCGCAAGTTCACCCGTAAGAATCACCCGTGGCGACTGGATTCGGGATCGTGATGCTCATCATGTAGGCGGGAAGGTAGATCCAGTCAACTACGATGAAGAGTTCTCTGTGCGTGAGTTTGAATATACTGAAGGTCAGATTTATTTTATTGCCGAGCATGGCGTAACCATTCCAGATGAAGAGATCAGGAAGCGTATTGACGTGATGCGCAGCTTAAAGTCTCTGCCATGAGTGAATTCAATATTGCAGCCAAAAGCCAAGATGAACGCGACAAGGTGAACGTTGACCTTGCGGCCTCTGGCGTGGCGTACAAAGAGCGTCTGAATATGCCGGTTATCGCTGAGGTGGTGATGCGTGAGCAGCCCGAGCATTTGCGCGATTACTTCCTTGAGCGCCTGAAGTTTTATCGTGAGAAGTCGATAACTTTACCGAAAGGTAGCGATCCGGTTTACCTGAAGCAGGAGGAAGGAAAGTGACAAAGGTAAAAGCAACGGTTGCTCATTTCAATGCGACTTTAGATGGAGAGTTGATCATTGAGCACGAGCAAAGCAACAATTCCTTAGTGACAAGAACAACGCTGATCATCCCAAAGACAAACCATTCTGTAGAGATTTTAATGGGATGGCCTTTCAATCAAAATATCGAATTTTTGTGCGAGCCCGGCGGGTATTACGATTTTAATTTGCTTGAAGAAACAGCGACTCATTACGTTTTCGCATAAAAAAGTCCACTATTCATCTTTGATTTTCCACAATCAACCCGCCATAATCATGTCATCGGAGCCTGAACAACTCCGGTGACTTCTGCGCATTTAAGGGGACTTAAATGCGACCACAATCTGAACTCCTCATATTGTCACAGATGCAGAAATGCACCTGCGATTTTCTGCATTCTGCGGTTTCCGTTAAGGGGGCCGTATGAAGCAGCACTACTGCATCGTTAACGACACCGTTAAAGACAACCTCATAGCATTCATCCGCACACTGCCGGTAAACCCTCGCGCGCCTATGGTGGTCGAGGCCCGGGAGGAGACCCGCACCGACAAGCAAAACCGCCTTATGTGGCCACTGCTGAAAGACCTGTCTGACCAGGTTGTCTGGCACGGCGAGAAGCTAACCCGCGAAGAGTGGAAGGATCTCATCACCGTTCTGGTAAACCAGACCCAGGACCAGGAACAGAAATCAGCGCCTGGCATCAACGGCGGCCGCGTTTATTTCGGCGTCCGCACATCCAAATCCAGCAAGCGCTACATGGTCGACGTCATCGAGGCGATTTACTGGTTTGGTACCGACCGCGGCGTGAAGTTCTCCGAAGCATCCAGTAAGCGCATTGCCTGGGCTCAGGAATGGAGGGCTTCCCGTGGGTAGTCCTCTCGCACGCGTCATCACCAATGAAATCTTCCGCGTTCCGGTGCGCCGCCAGCGCAAGGCCGTCGTTAAGCCGTCCGACGTCCCGACACTGAAAGACTACACCGCCCGCCTGGTGGATCAGAAATGGCTGCGTCTCGCGGCACGGAGGGCACATGGCTAAGTTACCGCGCCGCAAGTGCGCCCATAAAGCCTGTCGCCAGTGGTTTCACCCGGTACGCGATGGACAAGTTGTTTGCAGCTTCGAGTGCGCCAGCGCGATCGGCAAAGAACAGACCGCAAAAGCCCGTGAAGCTGCTAAGCAGAAGGAAGCGCAGCGTAAGCGCACCGAAGAGAAGGCAGGTCGCCAACGGCGCGCTGCGCGGCGTAATGAACTGAAGCCAATTCGTCACTGGGTTCAGATGACTCAGCGTGCCTTTAACGACTGGCGGCGCGAAATGCTGCTGGCTGCCGGGTACGGCTGCATCTCCTGTGGAACCAAGGCCGCCTTTGCCTGGCATGCCGGGCATTACCGAACCACGGCCGCCGCGCCACAGCTTCGCTTTAACCCGGACAATATCTGGCTCCAGTGCTCCGCCTGCAACGTTCACAAATCCGGGAACATTGAGGCATACCGCGCCGCCCTGGTCGAACTTATCGGCGAAGAGCGCGTGCTGGCGCTGGAATCCAACAACGAAACCCACCGATACACACGTGAAGAGCTCGATGGCATCCGCGCCAAGGCCAGGGCAGATCTTCGCGCACTGAAACAGCAGGAGGCAGCATGAAGCCAGAAACGATCGAGATACTCCGAGCGCGCTGGCAGCGCCTCCGGATTTACCGCCGCCCGGGTTCCGTGCTGGTCGATTACCGCATTCTCCGTAACTTCGTTCGCATCTATCACCCTACAGGAGCCGCACAATGAACAATCAGCAACTGGAATACGTACGTCAGCAGCTCATTGTGGCGACCGCGGATCTGAGCGGGGCAACGAAAGGGCAACTGGTAGCTTTCGCCGAGAACGCGCAGCTCACCGCGACGGCGCGCAGCCGGGGCCGGAAAAAGGTCTTCGACAAGGATAAGCAGCGCATGGTAAACCCGGACGGGCCGCCGATGAGCGGCAGCCAGTCCCGCGCCAAAGGCTCATCCATCGCGCTGGTGGGGCCGGTTGAGTTCGTGACAGCATCGTGGCGCCGCGCAGTCCTGTCACTGGAAGACCACCAGAAAGCATGGCTGCTTTGGAACTACAGCGAGAACATCCGCTTCGAGTACCAGGTAGCGATAACGCATTGGGCGTGGGCAGAATTCCGGGAGCAGCTCGGCGAGAAGAAGGTGGCCGGCAAGACGATGGAGCGCCTGAAGAAGCTTATCTGGCTGGCGGCGCAGGACGTGAAGGCTGAACTGGCGGGCAAGGATGTATATCAGCATCAGGACCTGGCGGCTCTGTGTGGCGTCAAACCGGACAACTGGTGCCATAACTACGCCGATTACTGGCGGGCCATGTGCGCCATCTTTAAGCGCCTTGATGGCGATTCTCTTCTCTGCACCGTGAGAACACGATCACAACAAAAGGCGACTTTTTCGCAGCAGGGTATTGCAAAAGTCAATTAAATGAGCCATATTTGATTCTACTTTGATATGCTGCCTAAACTACATCGGCGGCATGAAGATGATAGTTACTATCCAGTTTGAAAAATGAGCCCTGGCATCCCGCCGGGGCTTTTTCGTTTCAGGGTCAGAAGCACAGCGGTTGTGCGTTCGGCTGTTAACCGAATGGTCGAAGGTTCGAATCCTTCCTGTCCCGCCAAATTCGCCGGTCTAGTTCAGTGGCAGAACGGCAGCCTTGTAAGCTGCGCGTCAGAGGTTCGATTCCTTTGCCCGGCACCAGAACCCACTGCCTGGGACCCTTCGGCCAGAGAGCCGACATTGCCTTACCCTCATCTTCCCGGCCTGTCGCCGGGTTTTTTATTCAGGCCGCAGACAATCAATTCCAGATGCCCAGTAGCTATCGTGTCTGACGGCCTTTCCCAACTACCACACAGCACCCCGGACCCGGAGGTGTGGAATGCAACGTATGAACCCAACAAATGGACACGATCTGCCGTACTGGTGGTCGGCGGCCTTGGGCCTGTTCTCTTTGCTTAGC